CAGTACCGTGTATTTACCGTTTTAAGGCTTGTTTTGTTGTCCAGTGGTAAATTGTGCATTGAATAACTTTAAATTGATTTTAAGGGCATTGTAGCATGTTACAGTGATATATTAGAATACTGGAATAGGGCTGTAAGCGTGTATAAGCTGTTTTAAGCGTGCAAAAGTGTGTTGTGGTATATTTTATCAATGAATGAAAATAAACCTCTTAAAATGGCAAATAAAAGCATTGGCAAAGGGATATGGATATGGTAAGATGTATATATCAAACAAAAAAAGAGAGAATAGTTCTCTTTTTTTTGTTGACAAGCAAAGGAATATATGGTATAATAAGGCATAATAAGAAATCGGCTTTAAAGCGTTGATGAATCAATGGCACTGGCGGTTAAACATCTAAGATGCAAAATTTTAGTTGTCAGACAATTTTAACCAATAGTGCTATTTTTGTATGCAATTTGAATTGTTTGAAAAAATGCCACAATTTGATTAAATTGTCAGAATATTTCAAAAATCCCCACGAATTGTCAGATAACGTGGAAATTTGGGGGGTAATATGGAATATGAAATTTCACCCAAGGGTAATATAGGAATTAAAAAATGTGGGGGAAATATATTGACATTATTGTTCCAATGTGTTATAATACAAGCAAAAGAAAGGAGAATACAATGGAAACAGAATATATGTATTGGAAAACGATTTGTGATTATTTTTATAAGGATGAATTTGAATTATCTAATGAAGTTATTAAGGATGCTAAAACAATCAATCATGTCCAATATTTATGGAAATGTGCAAGTAAGGAATATTTAAAGAATCAAGATATTGATGATATGGTTGAAATGTGGACTAATCTTAATTCTTTACGACAAGAAACATATCAAGAATGTTATGATAAGTTTCGTTCTTATTTAATGTATGCAACAGACAGAATGGGAATCAATCGTTGGCTTTATTTACAGTTACTTATCAATAAAGCATCTGATTTAGTATATAATAGATATTGTAAGGAATATGATTGGAGAAATTGGACAAATGGAATTCAAGGTGGGTTTACTGATAAGGGACTTGTTCATAAATATGATTTAATTTATCAGGAAGAATGGGAGGAACAAATCTTACCTTTAATTAAACAAGCACAAAGAAATGAGGATTAAAAATCAAAAATGAAATTCAAAATCGAACCTAAGTTTGTAAATGATTATTTATATTCTCAATTTCAAAAGAAAAAGGAAATTCAAAATCGAAAACGAAAAATGAGAATTGAAACTGAAATTGAGAATGGATTTAGCAAAATGTTTGGTGATAAGATTAAAGAATATGATAATTAGAAAGGAGAATTAAAGATGAAACAAGTTAAAATAACACCTAGATATTATGAAGAAAGAGTGCATAATTTTTATTGTGATGGATGTGGTAAATATTTAGGTCAATCATTAGAATATGATGATGGATGGTATGAAGAACTAGGAAAATTTGAATCACAATGTTTTATTGATAGTGGGTATTATATCTTGCGTAAACATTTGTGTAAAAAATGTGAAGGTAAATTATCACTTGAAATTGAAGAAAATTTAAGAAGATTAGGTTTTAAATTGGAAAGTGAAATGAAGGATTAACTATGAAAAAAATTAAATTTGTTAAAGACCACACATGCGAAGCCATGAAGAATGTTGACAATATTAGTATAGAAGAATATAGTATAGATGATTCTTATATTAATTGGTATCATCACTTACATTTAGATAATGAAAATGATAAACTAATTTCTATTTTATATTGCCCATATTGTGCTAAAGATTTGTATAAGGAGGATTAAACATGAGTGTTAATATCGAAACACAAGATTATATTAAGAAAAAAGAAATGGAAAGGCAAAAACAAAATCAGAATAATGACAATAACCTTGTAACTTATGCTATAGCTGCAATTATTGTATTTTTTATTTATGTAATATTGTTTAATTAAGGAGGAGAGAATAATATGAAAGCAGTAGATATTGTATGGATTGGAAATAAAAACTTACCGACAGAAGTAGAAGCACCAGATAATTATGATATTTTTGAAATTGGTGAATGGTTAATGGAAAAATATCATTGTGACATTGATTCTTATTGTGTATGGGGTGAAAAAGAATTTAGCACAATTTGGGTTGAACCAGACTGACATATTATATTATAAAATATAAAATGGTGTTTTTAATATTTAACAATACAAAATAAAATAGCAATTTCAAATGGAGAGACTAATGGAAATTAGAGTGATTGACTATGATGCGGTAGTTGGATTTGTTGATTATGGAACTATTGATAGTGAAAAGAATGGCGGATGGTCAACCAAAATGCGATGTAAGAAATGTGGCGCTGCATGGTTGGCTGAAAATCATGTAAATGGAATTGAAACGTGTCCAAAATGTAATACCACTGGAAAAAATATGTTATTAGGGTTGTGTAAGGAATAGAAAGGAGAGATGAAAATGAAAGAAACTGGTCTTGTAAGAAGAATAGATGATTTAGGTAGAATCCAAATTCCAAAAGTAATAAGAAATCAAATGTTTGGTCTTGAAGAATGGAACTCTTGGGGCGTTCCATTTGAATTTTTTATTGATGGAGACAGTATTGTAATTAAGAGATATAAGGAGAACGAAGATGAATAAGAATTTTAAAGGATACGATAGAATAGGACAATCTAAAATCAATAGACAAGATTGCAAAATGACTATTGTTGAATACAAAAATTCTAATAAAATAGTAGTAGAATTTGATGATGAAAATAAAACAAGAGTTAATACAACATATTATGGATTTTCTCATGGAGAGGTTAGAAATCCTAATTTAAAAGACTGTAGACAAATGGAATATGAAAAGCAATTTTTAGGAAAAGAAAATTACAACACACAAGGATGTTTAATGAAAATTATTGAATATAACGATGCTAATGATATTGTTGTTGAGTTTCAAGATGAGCACAAAGCGCAAAAACATTGTGATTTAAAAGGGTTTAAGTTAGGTCATGTTATGAATCCTTATTATAAATCTTTGTACGGTGTTGGTTATTATGGTGGAGAAATTCCTAAACATTCTACAAATTTGGATTATAAATGTTGGGACACTTGGAAAGGAATGTTAGAACGATGTTATAACAAGAAACGCATAGAAACACAACCAACATATAAGGACTGTACAGTTTGCGAAGAATGGCATGATTATCAAAATTTTAAAGTTTGGTTTAACGAAAATTTTATAGAATTAAAAGACAAAAATGAAAGAGTATGTTTAGATAAAGATATTCTTGTTAAAGGGAATAAAATATATAGTCCAGAGACTTGTTGTTTTGTACCAAATGAAATAAATGTGTTATTTACAAAAACAAATAAAAATAGAGGATTATATCCTATTGGCGTTTATTATAAAAAGAAGTTAAATAAGTATATTGCTCAATGCAGTGAAAAAATTGGGAGAGATAAAAAACAACAAAAGCATTTAGGAGTATTTAATACACCAAAAGAAGCGTTTGAAGCATATAAACAATATAAAGAAATGTATATTAAAAAAGTAGCTGATAAATACAAAGGTCAAATAAAAGATAATGTTTATGAAGCGTTATATAAATGGGAGGTAGAAGTTGATGATTAAAAATATGGATTTAAGAAACGAAATTATTAAAAAGAAAAATATTATTGCTATTTGTGGGCGTACATCTAGTGGGTAAAGACTATATTGCAAAACGATTGTCAACAATCTTAGACTATCCATTAGTAGTATCACATACAACGCGCCCTATGCGGTCAAATGAAACTAATGGGGTTGAGCATTGGTTTGATTCAAAAGAAGAATTTCAAAATATACTTGACAATCAGACTGTAATAGCTTATACTAAAATAGGTGAGTATGAATATTGTGCTACATTAGAAGATATTGAAGATAATTGTATATATGTGATTGATTATGATGGAATCAAGTATTTACAAGAACATTTCAAAGACCAAATCAACCTTAAAATTATTTATATCTATTGTGATGAGCATATCCGTAGAGCAAGAGCGTCAACACGTTCTGATTTTAAGATTGCATGGGAAGATAGGAACAAAGCAGAAGATGCGCAATTTGCAGAATTTGAATCTAACAGACCTTGGGATTTACTAATTGATAATAGCTATGCAAATTTGAATATGGATTCGGTTAAGAAACAAGTTAAAAGAATATTGAAAAAGGAGAAATAAAAATGGTATTTGAAACAAGTCAAAAATTAGACAAATGGGTAGAAAATCATAGAAAGAAATGTTTTACTCATGCAACAGCAGGAGAACAATTTGTATGGAAGTTTTTACCAAGTGGCATTATTGAATGTCAAACTGTAAAATGTATGTGCTGTGGTGCAGAATTTACTGATTATGTGGATTGACAAAGCGTAAGAATTATGATATAATATATATAAACGAAAGGAGAAATAAATCATATGAAGAAGAAAATTTTAGCAGTTGTATTAGGATTAACATTATGTTTTGGAATGACTGGATGTACCAATGTTGTCAATATTGATGAGAAAATTAAGAGTCCAAATTCAAAATTATGTGATTTTGAGGCTGTCGACACAAATTTTTATGGAGCAATTTTAGTAGATAAAAATACTAATGTTTTATATTACTGGATTCAGGGTGATAGTATGACACCTATCTACAATTCAGATGGAACAGTTAAATTATATGACGGAGAATAATATATTGGAGGAAAAATTATGTATCAGAATTGTTGTAAGAAATGCGGAAGTATTGATTTGCATACAGAAGTGAAAGGTAATAATACAGGTCTTTACTGTAATGACTGCGGAGCATGGGTGAAATGGCTTGGTAAAGATGAATTAAGAGCGTTTGAATATGCTAATAAACATAGAGAAAGATGCTCAGATAATAGATTTGATATTATTGAAAAAGCAAAAGAAGATATTTTAGAAAAGACTAATATTGAAACTAACAATGAAGAAATGAAAGTATTAAACAGTTTTTTATTTAGATGTTGGCAAATGGGTTGGTTAGATAAATATAAAAATTAGGAAGTTGAAGATAGTTTAGTCAATCAGTTTAAGTAAAAGTATTGACATATTATATTTTGTGTAATATAATATGTGTATTAAACGAAAAGGAGATGTGAAATGAATTTAACAGAATTATATTCCAAAGCGGATTATCAAGATGAAATTGGAATGTTATTTCATATGGACTGTATGAATTTATTAAAAGAAATTGATGATAATTGTGTTGATTTATGTATAACAGACCCCCCCTATGGAATGAATTTTCAATCGCATAGAAGAAAAGAAGTTTATGATAAAATCAAAAATGACAACAATTTAGATTTTCTTGATGATTATTTTTCAGAGTGCAGTAGAATTATGAAACAAGATACTGCAATTTATTGTTTTTGTAGTTGGCATAATGTAGATATTTTTAAGCAAACTTTTGAAAAATATTTTAAATTAAAAAATATTATTGTGTGGGTTAAAAACAATCATGGAAGTGGTGATTTGCAAGCTGGTTATGCTCCTAAATATGAATTGATTCTATATGGTAATAAGGGTAGAAGAAAATTTGAAAATGGAAGAAAAGAAGATGTGTGGTTTTATAATAAAACAAAGAATGAAAACCATCCTACGGAGAAACCCATTGACTTACTATCAGAAGCAATTATAAATTCTTCTAAAGAAAATGAAGTTGTATTTGATGGTTTTATTGGAAGCGGTTCAACTTGTTTAGCTTGCAAAGAATTAAATAGACGTTTCATTGGATGCGAACTTGATGATAAATATTTTGAAGTGGCTAAAAGTAGATTTTGTTGAAATAACTATTGACAAACCCAAATATCTATGTTATAATTACCTTATCAAATGAAAGAGAGGTAACAGTTATGAACTTAAACGATTATATCAAATCTTATACAGAATATGCAGAATATATTGATTTATCGGCAAACTCTATTCACACATATATTGAAAACATAACTAAGTTTTTCAATACTATCAATAAAAATGTAGAAGATATTAAGAAAGCTGATGTTAATATGTATCTTATGAAATATAAAGATGGTCATGCTTATTCTACACTTGAGATTATGGTACGGAGTTTAAGTTCTTTCTATAATATCATTCTTGATGAGTTGCAGTTAGTTGATATGGTAAATCCTATGGTCGGTATTAAATTGCCTAAACGTAAGGAAGAACAAGAGCATCATATGGTGTTAGTCAAAGATGAAGTAATGGCTTTAATTCATAATGCAAAGAACATTCGTGAAAAGGCTATGCTAATGTTTATGTTTAATACTGGTGTAAGATTTTGCGAAATTAGTAATGTAACACTTGATATGTATTTAAACAGAGATAGTAATAATGCTATTGATTTAGTCATTACAAAGGGTATGAAACCGAGGACAGTATATTTAAGTGAAAATACTTGCAAGGTTATTGATAAGTATATTGCTGATATGAGAAAAGATGGTTGTGAATATTTGTTTGTTAGTAATCAAGGTACTAAAATGGATAAACAGAGCTGTTCAAGAACATGGAAATGCTTGGCTAAAAGAGCTGGATTTGATGATGAGAAGATTGCAAAATTAAGTAACCATTGTTTTAGAGCAAGTTATGCAAGCTATTGCCTGAATGATTTAGAAGTGCCGATTTTAGCAGTAGCAAGTAGTATGGGACATAAGAAACCCGATGTAACATTAGAGCATTATTATAAGGCTGATAGTGAAAAGATTGAAGGATTTATGAAGGAGGTATGCTAAAATGAAAGTAGAAACAAAATGGAGTGGTAGTTATCCTTGTTTGTGTAGCGGAGAATGGACGTTATTTATTGATGGAAAAGATGCGTCTGATAAGATTCCAAAAGATTTGAAAAATGAGCCTATGAATACAAAGGATATTTATTCAAGTTGGCGGTTTGGAATTGATTGGGAAGTAGAATGTGACAATTATCAAGACGGACTTAAATGTGAAGACTGGATTAAAGAAAATAAAGAATGGTTAGATGGAATTACAACAGACAAAAATGAACAAGAAGATATTTATTATGCTTTTCAATTAAATGATTGGCGGTATGGAAGTTGTGGAGGGTGTATTTAATGAAATATATTATACATTGTACATCAGAGTGGAGATGCAAGAAAATTATTGAAAAATATCCAATTATAGAAAAATACAATTATGAAATTGATTATCCTTATCCATGTAAAGAACAAGATAGATTATTGGTCGAAATTGACGATTTAATAAAATTTGCTAAAAATGTAAAACAAGAAATTATTATCATAACAGACCAATATAATGATGAGGATAAAGGTTTTGTAACTCTTGAAATTTATGATACATGGAGGGAATAGGAATAATTATGATGAATGGAATTACAGTATTAAGTTCAAGTGAAATTATGGATACTCCAACATGGACTTGTGTTATAACAATGATTGGGTTTCTTATTTTTGCAATTAGTTTTATGATAGTTGTAATTTGTAGTCAAGAAATAATTCAAATTATATTTGGAATAAATTCTATTTGTTTCTTTATTTTATTTGTTTTTGGACTATTTTGTATAAGTTTTGTAGAAAACCCCACTGGAAAATATACATATAAAGTAACAATTTCAGATGAAGTAAATTTTGTTGAGTTCGACAATAAATATGAAATAATTGACCAAGATGGATTGATTTATACAATTAGTGAAAAGGAGAACAATAATGAAAGTAATTAAAGATATTGACAGTTTTATTACAGATATGGAAATTGATAAGATTTTTCTTGACATAGACGGAGTAATTTTTCATTCTTGCCAAGCTATGATTGACATTTTGAATGAACGATATGGTGGCAATTTTGATGGTTCAGATGTAACAAGTTGGAATTTTCAGTGTTGTTATCGTGGAATGACAAGTGAAGAAGTTGAAAGTATATTTAACAATGGGTTATTTTTTAAGATTGTCAAGCCTATTGATGGAGCTTTAGAGTTTATGGATAGATATAGGGATAAGATTATTCTTGTGACTAAAGCAAATATCGAAAATTATGCACTTAAAAGAAAGTGGTTTGACGATAGAGGGTTTAAAGACATTCCGATGATTGCATTGCCGTTGAATGTAAGTAAAGGTTTTATCAATATGAATAATATTTATGAGTATTCTTTGTTCATTGATGATAGTGCACAAAATTTAATTGATTGTAACGCTGACTATAAAGTACAGATGAGGGAATATTGTGATGACAAAGAGCGTGAATGGCAAAAAAGTTGGAATGGATTAGTAATGTACCAGTGGTAAAAAGGAGTTGACAAAGACTCCTTTTTGTGATATAATAGTCTTATCAAATCAAAGGAGATAAATTATGAGATTATCTAATGCTGAATTAAAAGAAAAATATTGCACATTTTGGAATGATGAAAAACACGATATTGGTGAAGTTTATTATGGAGATACACCTTTAATCCATTATGATGAAAAGGAATATGAGTATTTTCATACATTGACTGGGACAATGGCTAATATTGAAGCTGTGAAAGCCTATATCTATTCTCAAAATGGAACTTATGATTTATATAGAACTTTAATTGGTGAAGTATATATTGCTAAAAATTGTACTGTATTATGTGGTGATATTAGTGTGAAATATTGTGGTAAAACTTATGATATTATTCTAAATGAAATGTATGGGTTACATGGTTTAACTATTTTACGATTGGGTGATAAAGTTAAAGGGTTCTGTAATAAAGATGGTCAAGGTAGTCCAGTAAATAAATACAGAACAGAAGAATTAGATGATGAAACAATATTAAAGGTGCTGAATGTGGACTTATCTGATTACGGTGAATCAATTCATAAGTTTATAAAGGCTTGTAAAGATTTATATAACAAAGACAACACGAATTATATCATGGATAAGTGTTTTAGTGCATAGGAGAATATATTGAAGATGACTGAGCGAGAATATGAAGCATTTAAGGAATTTATAAACAAGGTTTTATATGAACAAATGACAGAAGATGATTATTATATTGTCATGCGTAGATTAGGAGTAAATCATAGAGGTAATCGTTTTCAATCATGCTGTCATCATAGTAACCCGAATGATGGTGGGTATAATCTTGCTTTTAATCCTAATTCTAAATCATTTATGTGTTTTAGTCAATGTTCTTGTAGTTATTCTTTATTAAGTCTTGTTAAAAAGCATAAAGAATTGACTGACGGAAAATGTTCTACTTGGTCTGCAATGAAATTTATATGTGACCAAGTAAATATTCCATTCAATTTCAAGGAAGAAGTTAAACAAGTCAACACTAATATATACAAATGGCAGAACACCTTGTTGAAGTATACTAAGAACTATTCTAATGCAACAAATCAAATCTACGATAAGGCAATCTTGAATTATCTTACACCATGTTATTACGAGCCGTGGCTAAAAGAAGGTATAACAAAAGAATCACTTGACAAATTTGATATAAGGTGGTATAATAGGTTACAACAAGTGGTGATACCTGTATATGATGATGAAGGAAATTTAGTAGGTACACATGATAGGAACACTAATCCAGAGTCGATTGATTATGCAAAATACGACCATTTGAGAATGTTAGACGGTACAGAATATAAGTTTCAAATGGGGCTTGTGTTATATGGTCTGAATATGAATAAAGCCGATATTGAACGGACTAGAACTGCTATATTGTTTGAAGCTCCTAAATCAGTTATTCATATAGACGGATTTTATGATTATAATATATCAGTTGCCATGTTTGGTATGAACTTACAAAAGGCTAAATTGAAATTGTTACTAAAGTACGGTGTCAATAAGTTTATTATAGCATTAGATAGACAGTATAAAAATGTTATGATAAATGATGAATACACTAAAGAGTTCTTAAAGTATCGTGAAAAGGTTGATAGAATCATTGATATGATTAGACCGTATGCTCAAGAAATAGGAGTTGTATGGGATAATGATGAAGATAGATTCTTAGGGTATAAAGATTCACCAGTTGACCAAGGCAAAGAAGTATGGGAAAAGTTGTTTGAAAGGAGAGAAATTGTATGTTAAAAATGTTAAGAAAGTATATGTCAAACAAGAAGCTATTAAAAAATTTAAGAAGAAATGCACTAGAAAGTAATTATCAAGTTTCAAGAATTGAATCTTGTAGATGGATTCCAAAAGAGTGTTGTGTTTGGATGGTTGATAGAGAAAATGGATGTTACCATACAGAATGTTGTTATAATTATTCATTTGACAATAATAGAAGAGGTGGATTTTGTACATATTGTGGTAAATTGATTGCTGTTCCTTGTATTGAAAAAGATGGAGAGTGTCTTAGTTTTTCTAATTAAGGAGGAAATTAAATGAGAATAAATACAGTA